ATCCGTCGGTGGGCTATGACCTGCGCCAGAGCGAAGAATGGAAGGAGGCGCACAAGTATGCCTCTCCCGATGAGATTTACAACGGCGAAATCGGCGAGCTCCACGGCGTGAGATTTATCGAGACAACCGAGGCCAAAATTGTTGAGGGTGATAACGGAGCGGTTTATCTGTCGCTTTTCTTCGGAAAGGACGCCTACGGAGAGATTGACCCCGACGGCGGCGGAATGGAAATGATTATAAAGGATAAGAGCGAGGCCGGCGGCCCGCTGAACCAGTTCTCAACGCTGGGATATAAATTCTCCACGGCATTTAAGATACTGTACGAGGATAGAATGGTGAGAGTTGAAAGCTGCTCGGACTACTCTGATATTGACGTAAAGAACTAAAACAGATGAATTAAGACAGGAGGAAAAAGGATGTCTACAGCAAACAGCGGCGTTACAGCCGGTACATCTAAGGACTGGGAGGAAATGACCGAGGTCAGGCTTCCCAAGGCTCCAAAAACGGAGCAGAACTTTCAGTTTGTCGGAGTTAACGGCAGAACCTTTCAGGTGCCAAGGGGCAAAAGCGTTAAGGTTCCAAAGCCCGTCGCGGAGGTTCTGGCAAATTCCGAGGCGGCAAGGGAAGCGGCCGAGGAATATGAAAACGGACTGGCAGGGGAATAACCCTGCCTTTTTTTGAAAGGAGGAAGGGCCATGCTTATAGCGGAGGCAATTGAGCTTGCGGACAGGCTGAAGCCAAACGCCTATACGCGAGAGGAGAAGGTAAAATGGCTGTCGGATATTGACGCACAGATATACAGGGAAATAATACTTACACATGAGGGCGCGGTAGAGTTTAGCGGCTATGACGGCTCCACCGATATTGGAAGCACTGAGCTTCTGGCGCCGAACCCCTATGACGAGCTTTACATACACGGCCTTAAACGCCAGATTGATTTAAACAACGAGGAGCTTGCCAAGTATAACAACGACTGCCTTCTTTTCAACAGCGCCTACACAAACTTTTATGACTGGTACAACAGGGAGCACACGGCCAAGGGTGTAAATGCCTTTAGGCTTTAAGGGAGGCAGATTATGCTCTATCCAACACTTAACACAATACAGACCAAAAATATAATGACGACTGTATTCTCAGGAATGAGACGGGGGCTTAAGCAGGGAGAAGGGGAGTTTTACCATACGGAGAACCTGACCACAGACTGCTGTCCTCTGGCGACTGACAGAGCTAAAAGGGGGACTGTTGCTGTCCTTGACTCGCCCCAGGGGCTCGCCGTAAAGGACGGACTTGTGTATGCCGACGGAGCGGACCTCTATTACAACGGCGAAAGGGTTCCGGGGCTTGTGCTTTCAACCCTTCCGCAAAGCCAGCCAAAAAGGTTTGTCAGCATGGGCGCATACCTGTGCGTGTTTCCCGACAACCTGTATCTTAACACCGCAGACATGTCCGAATACGGCTCAATGGAAATGAGCTGGGAGGGCGATACACAAATCAGTTACTCAATCTGCAAGGGCGACGGCACAGCCTACGAAAAGCCTGCGGTATCAAAGGACGAACCGTCAAATCCCGAAAACGGGGATTTATGGATAGATACCTCCGGCAGCACGCATGTGCTTAAGCAGTACTCAAAGGCCATGTCCATGTGGGCGGAGATTGCGTCGGTATATATAAAAATCGAGGCCGCAGGTATAGGGCAGAACGTTTCCGCCGGGGACGGAGTACGCATAAGCGGCTGCAAATACACAGGAAGCAGCGATGAGCTTAAAAAACAGCTGGAGGCCCTTAACACAACTGCTGTTGTTAGGGAAAGGGGAGACAACTACATAGTGGTCACCGGAATACTTGACGAGGCGTATACGCAAAACGGCGGCGTGAGCGTTAAGCGTAAGGTGCCCAAAATGGACTTTGTGACAGAATGCCAGAACAGGCTTTGGGGCTGTTATTACGGTATTGAGGACGGAAAAACAGTAAACGAGATTTTTTGCTGCAAGCTGGGCGACTTCAAAAACTGGGAGGCCTACGCGGGAATTTCAACCGACTCCTTTCGTGCCTCCTGCGGAACTGACGGCGTGTGGACGGGAGCTGTGACATATCTCGGCTATCCTCTGTTTTTCAAGGAAAACTATGTGCATAAGGTCTATGTATCCTCAAGCGGGGCGCACCAGATTGTAAGCACGGCTGTCGACGGGGTTCAAAGGGGCTCGGAAAGCTCCTTCGCCATAGTAAACGATTATCTGATTTACAAATCCGTTTCGGGAATAAACCTGTTTGACGGAACGCAGGCTGTACTTATTTCCGAGGCTCTGGGGGATATACCCTATTACGAGGCCGCAGGGGGAAGGCTTGGAGGAAAGTATTACGTTTCCATGAGGGATATGGAAGGCCGGTGGAATATGTTTGCCTACGACGTGAAAAAGGGCCTGTGGATTCGTGAGGACGGCACGCACGCCCTGTTTTTCGCTGACGGCGGCGACGACCTGTATTATATAGACGCCGATACAAAGGAGCTTAAAACAGTAAGGGGAACTGTGGGAGAGGCCGAGGGAGACTTCGGCTGGGAAGCGGTTATGGGCGTAATGGGATATGAATACGCCGAGAAAAAGTACCTGTCCCGCTTTAAGCTGAGAATGAGCCTGGAGGAAGGCGGCTGGTGCGAGATTTATATCCAGTACGACTCCTGCGGAATTTGGGAAAAGAGCGGAGTAATCGAGGGAAGGGGAGTAAACAAAACCTTCACAATTCCGATTATACCAAGACGCTGCGACCATTTGCAGATAAGGCTGAAGGGAAGGGGCAGATTCAGACTGTACTCCTTCGCCAGAGTGCTGGAAAAGGGGAGTACACACTGACCTCTGCAAACAGTGCAGCCACGGCGTGGAGAACAGAGGGCGGCTAGAAAAAAAGCATTGTATACCCCAGCGGCTAACAAAGGAAGGTGATAAAAATGCCGGTATATTTAAACACTCCTCCCGTAATTACGGGAAATGAAAAGGAACAGCTTAACCAGCTTAGAAGCTATGTTTTTCAGACGGTTGAGGCGCTGAATGTGGGAATGAGGAACATGGGCGCCGAGGGAATACTTGAGGAAATAGGCAGGGCGGTGTCAGATGAGGGAGGCTTGGAGGAGGACAAAGGCCTTCTGGCCGTTCACAACAACATACGCTCGCTGATAATAAAGACTGCGGATTACGCGGTATCAAACAGCGAGGAATTTAAAAAGCTGATAAAAAGCGAGTATTCGGCGGCGTCGGACTTTGGGGAGCTGGCGGAAAAGCTGGAAAATGAGATAACGGCCAACGCGGAAGGAATTACGCAGCTTTACAGATATACGTCAGGAATACGCTCGGACTTCGGGGATTTTTCGACAGAAAGCGAGCAGTATATAAAAACCGGACTGCTGTACATGGATGAAAACGGCGCCCCGGTATACGGCGTGGGCGTCGGGAATTTGTCAACGACCATTGACGCAAACGGCGAAAGGGTGCTGGACAAGCAGAACCTTCTGACAACAACGACGGCGGAGGAAATAGCTTTTTGGAACGGCGGCGAGAAGATAGCCTTCATAAACGGAAATATGATGTACTTCCCAGCCGGAACGCTCAAGGCCTATGAGGCTGACATAAGCGGAAAAATAACGGCCATATCGGGAAGCATCGGCGGTTGTTCCATTGTAAACGGCGTTTTGAAGGTAGGAAACGCCAATATAGAAAATATAGACGCGGGCAAGATTACAACAGGAACGTTATCGTCAAGAAATATAGTGTTTGACAGCCTTGTGTCAATAATGGGCAGGGATGGGGCAAGCAGCCCGTTTGAGGAAAAGGGAATATTCGGCTATGAGACCGAAAGCTTTGAGAATGCCACGAGGGGTATCCTTCTTGAAAGCGGCGACGGAAATATGAGCTTGTTTTTATCGCCGTCAAACACATGGCTTATGGATAACAGCAACGGCACCACAAAAATACTCAGGCTTAATCAATATGGGGCCGACTTTATCTATGACGAGGATTATAAGAATGAGACCGACGGATATTACTCCGCGCTAAGGCTGACGGACGGATATGCGGTGATGGAATACAGGGACAGGAACGGTATAGACAAGCTTATGTCAATTAGAGTACAGGATGATGATATAAGGTTCAGAATAAACAGCGGCACATACTACCTGAGCGAAATAGTTGCGGCCTGCGGTCTATAAACCTAAGGGATTAAGCGAAAATCCCGGAGGATTTCCGCTTGTTTAAACAGAATGCGGCCAGCATAAGGAGGAACAGATATGAACAAACCGGCATCGGTAGCTATTAAGGAATTTTCGGAAAATTTAGAAAGCTGCGTCAATAACAGCGGCCTTCCGCCGATAGTGCTTGAAATGGTTATGAGGGGCTACTACCTGCAGCTAAAGGAGCTGGCGGACAGGCAGACAAGGACGGAGGAGGAAAGCTACAGAAAAGATTTAGAAAAACAGGAGGTGAGCGAGGATGGCAAGTGACCTCATGAACACAAGCGCTACGGGCAAGTACTACAAGGTTCAGCCAAACGGAAAGGCGCAGAGCGGCCTTAAAGAGGGCGACAGAGTTGTCACCAACGGGGGGACCTATCAAATACTTAAGGTGAAAGCCGACGGAAGCTATGAGTCCGCACTGTACGACAGCGGAATAACCACAAAGAACTACAGCGGAAAATATGCGGACAACAGCCCTTATTCAAAGGCTGAGTCCATAAGCGCAGAGACAAAAAGCTCGATAAGGGACGAGTACGACAGAGATTACAGCTCGGGTATTACAAAGCGGGAAAGCCCTGAACGTCCCGAGTATGTGAGTGCCTATAAAAAACAGATAGACAGGCTTCTGGACAGGCTGGAAAACAGGGAGGCCTTTTCCTACGACCTGAACAGCGATGCGCTTTACCAGCAGTACAGGCAAAGCTATATGAACGCAGGAAAGCGGGCTATGGAGGATGTATCGGGACAGGCGGCTTCCCTTACCGGCGGTTATGGAAACACCTACGCGGCTTCGGCATCATCGGCGGCGTACGAGAGCTACATACAAAAGTTAAACGACCGTATTCCGGAGCTGTACTCCAACGCCAGACAGAATTATGAGGCCGAGGGGGACGAGCTTTACAGGCTGTATTCTCTGTATGTCGGCGCTGAGAGGAGCGACTATGAGAAATACAGGGACAGCGTGGAGGATTGGCAGGCTGACAGAGCCTATTCCTATAACGAGTACATTGACGAGAAGGACAGGGCCCAGAAGGATTACTACAGCAGGCTGGCGGTTCTTCAGGACGCGGCGAAGCTTGAAAGCGGTGATTACTGGAAGGCT